CGCAAATTGCATGCTGCCGGATCCGGGCCAGCGCGCGCTCGGCCGTGCTGCCCTGCCACTCCGACCAGTCGCTGCACTGATATTCCAGGCAGTCGCACGCCTTAATCACCTGCACCGGGGACAGGCCCCGAACATCCTGGCTCTGATAGGGCGCCGCGGGCTCTGGCTGTTCCCCGTATCGCGAGCGATACGCGGCGCGGTTTGCCTCTGCCAGGATCGCGGCCAGGGTCCGCGGGCCCAGACCGCCAAAAAACGCCGGGGCCCGGTGCAACACCGCCCACGACACCAGCGCGTCAACGTGAAAATCAGACACCACAAAGCAGCTCATAACTCTATCCTTTCAACATTTGCCGGTGCCCCGTGCACCAGTGCCACTATTATAGCACGGGGCACCGCGCGCCCCGCAATCTAGGGGAAACCCTAGGGGAAACGGGCCCCGGACCGGGGCCCGCGGCCCACGCGCCGCGGCTCGCGCACCACGTTTCACGGTGCCAGCGGCAGGGACCGCGGGCCAGGTTTGTCCCCTCTGCAACTAACCGGGCAGGTTATGCATTTTTTGCATGGCCCCCCTCGATAGCCTAAAGCTATCGGGTCCGGTTTTTCATTAGTTAACAGCTAACAGCTCAAGCGCTCGATTTTTAAGCGCTGCACCGGTGCCAAACCAGGCCGACTCCATGCGGGTGTTTGTGCTGCGGCCCCGCTCGTGATCAACCATTTCCGTAACCGCGTTCAGCATGGCCCAGCGAGTGCCGGCAACGCCAGGAATGCCGGACCCGATGGCCTGCCCGCTGAATAGTTGCATGATCCGACGATAAGCCTTTGTTTCGACCAGGTCCAGGGCGCTGGCGTGGTAAGGGGCCAGCAGTGCCTGCACAAAATCATCGGCCTGCAATTTATCCATGGGCACGCCGGCCAGTTTGCGCGACTGGGCCAAAAAGCGCTCCCAATGGTCCCCCACAATGCCAAGCTCCAGGCGCACGCGGTCAGGATCGAAGCGCTCGCTATGCAGCACGCGGACCGTGCCAGCATTGTCTGAATTCAGGGCCCGGGTGATGGTGTTATTACAAACCACGCGAATGCTTGTGAATTTCGCCACGGTGGCCATGGTGCCATCGTATGACGTGCCCAGCAGGACATAAGGGCGCACGATATCGCCGTCAACCACGTCAGCGCCCTGATTCACTTTAGCCAAAGCCCAAACCCGGCGGCCGTAGCTCATGGCGCCGGCCGTTTCGAGCTCAAACCCCCCGATGTCGACCAGTTTGCCAAAGAACGCCATGACGTCAGCGGGCTGAACAACCCTGTACCCGTCGGACACTACTGCCAGGGCGCCGCCGGTGTCGGACCGGTGCAGCACTTTGCGGCCCTTAAATACCTCCGGTTCTGTTGCCGCGTCGGTGCGGAACAGCACGGGGGTTTCAAGAACGGTGTAAGCCAGGCCGGCTTCGCGGGTCCATTCCTCAATCGATGCGCCGGGGGTCAATTCCTGCCCCAGTCCGTGCCAGGGCTTTTGCCCTGCATATGCCATTGCTGCGGTGCCGGTGCTGGTGTCGATCATGTGTGCCATTTTCTCTATCCTTTCAAAGTTGCCGGGACTGCCCCGGTGCGTGAATTATAGGCTGAAATTCAGCAGCGCGCCTATTCCCGATCAAATAGGTCGACTATTAGCCAAAGCGCCACGAAGACAACGAGCCCGATCAAGATCATGCCGCTACCTCCCTGCCAATATCGCCGGCCACGTGGTGACGCAGCAGCGAGCCAGGGGGCAGCGAACGGGCAAAAGCCCGGACCGCTTCGGCGTCATTGGCGTGGCCGTTTTTCTTGGTGCCGTGCCATGCAATAGCAGTCGGGCCCCCTGCCGCATAACAGCCGCCGCCCTGGTCCGTGCCGACACGCTTGGCGCCGCTGCCATGGGCAACAAAAACGACAACATAATCGCGATCCCCCTGGGCACAGAGTGGGCGGCCGCCGCCGCATTGTGCACATGTGAACGATTCGGACATCTCAGCGGGGCAGCGAACAAACCGGACCCCGTGCACGGTACGGGGGAAGCTGTCCGCTTCGGCCACCGGCGCCGCATACACTGCCGGCCGGCCCAGCTCTACAGTGCGCACCGCTTCGGCTACGGTATCGCATGACGCATTAAAAACGGTCTTGCCCGGCTTCGGTGTCGGCAGCGCTTCAGCAGGAAAATGAGAATATGTCCAGGCCTGGCCATTGCGGGGGACCGCATCAGACACTGCCGCCAAATATTCAGTATCGACCAGGGCCGTGCCGGTCTCGCTCTTCGGGTGAAGCTTGCACGAACGGGGGCAGGTGCCATAGGTCTCGTGCACGCCGCTGCGATAGGTTGTAGCTATCGGGCCGGTTTTCCGATTGGAAGTCACGGGGATGGTTTTCAGCATGGTCTCTATCCTTTCTGTTGCCGGTTTGATCCGGTGCCGCTATCATAACGCCAAAATAACAGCGCTGCAAATTATTTTTATGGGGCTTTCCCTGACAGCACCGCGGCAAGCTCTCCCCAGGGCATGCCCCTGCTCGGCCAGGCGTGCAAGGGCTCAAGCCGCAAGCCCTCAGCGGCAAGGGCAATCGCCTGCGAGCCCGCGTAAAGCGCGATGCCCTCCGGGCGAACGGTGCCCCCCTTGTGGTGCACCAGGACAAAGCAAGGGCGACCGGCCGCGGCGTGCCGGGTCAAAAAGGCAATCTGATGCGGGCGAAGCGCGACCTTCAGCCCGCGCGTGACCACCTTCAATTCGACCGCGGCGAAGCGATCACCGGCGCCCACCAGCATGTCGGAGACCCCCAGGTTGACCCGGTTTTCAATCCGTTCGGTGTCAACACCATGCGGCCGCAAGCCATCACGCACGCGCGCCGCAAAAGCCGCCTCAGGGGTTGCCATCGTCGTCGGGCTCCAGATTGTTGTCCCGTTCAAAGATGTCCGGGGGAGGCTCTGCCACGGGCGAGACAAAAGCCGGGTCCTGTTCTCGGGCGACACTGTCGATCACCTGGCCGGTATCGGCATCAATGAGCGCGCTCGGGGGCGGACCGCCGTACAAGGCGCGCAGCTCGTCAAGCTTGCGCTGCACCTCTTCCTTCGACATCGAGTCGATTGTTCCATGCCTGATTTCCTTGCGATCCACATAGATCGTGCCCAAAGCCTGGCCACGCCGGTATTCTGCCTGCACCGCGGCAGCATAGGCCCCAGCCTCCAGGGCCTTGTCCCGGATCAGCTGCAGGTCCCGCATGTGACGCTCGTATGAGGTGTTGTATTTGCTGTTGAGCTCCGCCCGGTACGCCTGGATGGCCGCGACCACGTGAGGCGCGACCTCGGGGTTCGTCAACTTCCAGGCCATGACCGACGCGCTGGTGGGTTTGTACCCGGCCCGGATGGCTGCTTCCTTCATGGTCACCCGGCCGTCACCGCTGACCAGCTCCGTTACGAACTTCCATTCCTTGGCGTTCAGGACCTTTTGCTTGCGCAGGGGCGCGACCTCCCCGGCCATCCGCTTCTGGGCTTTGTTGGCGATGACCGGCGGGACGTTCCAGACATCCTTCTTGGGCATCAGGCAACCCTCCACAGGCGCCAGCACTTCTCCTCTGGGACCTTGCGCAGGGCAAACTGCCAGTCGGGTTCATGGGTCTTCACAAACCGCAACGCAGAGACCCGGGCGCTGTTGGCCTGCTTGGCCGTGGCGAACCGGATCGAGTCCCCGGGCAACATGTCCCCAAACGGGTACACAGTCCGCCGCGTGGGCATGTCCACTCCTGATTCAATCTGAAACACGCTGTACCTCCTGGTAATTGATTGCAGCAAGTGTATCAGGCAGTACGGTAGATGCGCCAGCCCTGCTCCGTCCGCACCTTTTCAAACCGCCGGCCAGGGTTGACCTTGGCATGGTGTTGGGCCGATCGAAAGGCGCTTTGGGAGACCTCCAGGCTCGTGACCAGGAAGAAGTCCCCGACCTGCATGGTCGCGAACGGGTATTTGAATCTGCCCCCCTTGAAGGGCATCAGGATGTTCTCTGGGATCATTGAGGGGGTCCTATAGAGGAAAAAAGGGGTCAACAACAAAAAAGTTTTTTCAAAAACGGTCTCACGGATCTCCCCTGAAAATTTCGTCTATCACACACCACTACACCTTGTTTTTTCTCCGTAATGACCATCTCTCCCTCTGACACTACGCTATATTACGTCAAAAAAGCACTTTTCCCGGTGATTTCAATTTCAAACTCATTTTTTCCTAGCCAATTCCTTATAGGGCCCCTCAAATCCCCGTTCCGCGGTCCTCCCACCTCCCTCCCTAAGGGTTAACCCCTACCTTTTCAACCACTTCGCGCAACTTGCGCAACAAAGCAGTATCGCTTATAATTCCCCACACACTCCCCGCAACTTCAAGAAAGGATAGAGCAATGAGTGCAACCAAAGAAACAGGCTTAAACCCTGAAGACGTGCAACGCATCAAGGACATCTTGGGTAACTCCACGCATCGTTCGCGTGCGGTTTTAGACCTGTTGCGCGAGACCGCCACGCCGTTTGAGGTTTTTGTGACCTTGGCTTTGTCCGTGGCGGCCACGGCCCGCATGTTGGACCTCGAGCGCGAAGAGTTCCTGGCCGGCGTAGGCGCCGCTTTTGACTCCATCCAGGTCGAGACACACCATGTCCAATAAAACGCCCCACAGCCTCATCCTGGGCCCTCGGCGGGCCCTTCCTGCCCGTCCCCTGCCCACCGTTCTGTCCCTGCTGCCTTACAACACGGGCAAGGTCCGCATCGGTGAGAACTTTGTACCTATGCACCCTGTTCCCATGCCTGACCGGGACATGTACCACGTGCAGACCGCCCTGTTAGCGACCACTCACAAGTCGGTCCCCGTTCCTCGGTCCGCGCGCCTTGCCTCTTTTTTCAGCAACTTCTTTTTTGG